AAGGGCCGGTGCCCCAACACGACGGATAAGCAGTATAAGAGCGTATCGTCAACATGGCGGTCGTGGTTGTGTGACGGCTGCGCGCGGCGGCAAGGGGCGGTGGCCGCTAAAGACTATGCTGGGTTGGACCTGCGTCGTGGTGGGGCGAAAGATGGTATGGAGACCTTTGTGAACCAAGACCTCATGCCTGTGCCCGTGGCCCAGGATAACCGTGCGGTGTACAAGCGCTGGGCGCGACGGGCCAACGGGGAGGACGCGCAGGAGAAGGACACACGGCGTTGTGGCCTGTGCAGCAAGCGGCTGCCCAATGGTCACCCGTTTGAATACTGCAACTCCTGCATGCGGCGGCTCGACGCCGGCGAGAAGCCGGCGGACATCATGCGGAGCGCTAAGGACCGCGTGACCCTGGACCCGGTCCCGGACGGGACGCGGGAGCTGCGCTACACGGTGAGGGACTCCCTCTCCACCCCTCTCGCCGCCCTGGCCGCCCTGATCTCCATCCTCGCCTGGTTCCACGACCGTCCCACGGAGCCGCTGGACTACGACCTAAGCACCTACCAGCCGAAAAGGAGAACCTGGTGATCTCGTTGCTCATCACGCTGCTGATCGTCGTCCTGATCGTCGCCGTCGCGTTCTGGGTTCCTGAGCCTGCTGCCCATCGCGCAGCCCTGGTTGAACATCATCAAGGCCATCGTCGGGATCATCGTTCTCATTTGGCTGATCGAAGAGCTGCTGCCGCTGGCGGCACACCCGATCTGGCGGTGAGCTGAACTGGTATATGGTGAGGGCTGTTGAAACGGTACGACCTGGCTACTTATCAACCCAAACCAAGAATGCTTTGAACGGAGAAACGGCGCGTGGTATGTGCGACCCAATAGGGAATGGGATGTCCGCGCGCCGTCTTTTTTACCTAAGGAGATCAATCATGAGTTGGAGTGTAGCGGCCATTGGTAAGGCCCCAGCAGTACGCAAGGAGATTGCTGCACAGTTCGTACGTGGCGGTAAGTGCGCGGAACCTGAAGAATCGTTGAGGCAAGGTACGGCTCAGCTGTTGGATAGTGTGCTGGCCGCTACACATGATGCCACGGTAGTACAGGTGAGCGCTAGCGGTAGTCAGAGCAACAAGGGCTACCAGCACCCAGAACTGGGCACTACGCACTCGCTCAGTATCAGCGTAGTGCCGCAGTACAGTTTTGTGGAGTAATTATGCCGGAGAATAACAAGCTGCCTGAGGTCAATATGCGTAAGTGGGGCCACCGTATTCTCGGTGGCCCCAACGCTGCGCTGCCCACGCCTACCAGGCCCGAGCCTACCAAGGACAAGCCAATCGCCATCCGCGTCGCCGGCTACGACGTAGCCAGGCTCTTCGCCGATCACGCCGGCCCCTACCAGTTCGCTCAGTTCTTGTTGGAGCGTTTCAAGGCTGCGGGCGCGCCGGTTGAGGGCGCGGTGCACAGGAAGCTGAGCAGGGGTGAGATCTTTAAGCTGCGCAGCCAACCTGGGGATGCCAGTTTTCGTTACATCTGGCTGCCGCCAGAACACTTGCAGGCGCTTAGTGTTGATGGGCGCAGAGGGGCGTTGGTGCATTGATGCGTCAACTTACGATTCAGGCATCTATCAATCAAGATAGAAAATTGAATGAGCTTCGCGAAAAGATTGATGAGGCAAAAGTTAATGGTGACAAGACGAAGATCGCCGTACTAACTGCAAAGTTCAAAGAGGAATATAAGAAGCAGTACGGCGGCAGAAAGCCTACGACATGACTGACCGTTGTGCGGTGGACGCGATAACGGAAGGGGCGCATAAGTTTGAGCGTGATCCGGAAGAGTTTGACGCGTGTTGGCGGTGTGGCCAAAAACGGGCCGCTAAGATACACAGCGTTGAGGAGATTAAGCGCCAAGCGCGTCAGTACGAACGTGAGTTTGGAAAAGATGCTTCTAACCACCACGCCTGTCTTCATCGCGCCCTGGACTCTGTATTGGATGCGCGGAAGGGAAGGGCGAGGGACGGAGCGCCCAATGACAACAAGCCGCTGGACTTCGACCTGCCCGAAATGGCTCTTTGTCCTGTATGTAAGGCTGTTGTAAGAGCGAGGAAGTCAATCTGGGAGTACAACAAGCTTGTTTTGAATCATCATACAAACAAAAAGACCGGCAAGCGATGTCTTGGCTCTAACTTCGAGCTGCGTTATTGGCAGCCGCTAAAGAGTCGTGACGATCATGCCACCGACCGCCGTGCCCGCCTTCATCGCGCCCTGGACTCTGTGCTTGATTATGTTCCGACGAACGACGGAATAGGCACATGGAGTAGTGATTTGTACAAGGTAAAAGGTGAAATTGCCGCTGCAATTGGCGAGTGGCCTGGTCATGTGCCTGAATATACTGGCTACATAATGCCAGGTTTTGGTGATAAATATGACTACGGATCGTCAAGTCCACATTTCAAAACTGTGGAAGAGGCTAAAGCGTGGGTGGAAAAACGCGTGAAGCCTAAGAATCAAGTTCATGAATCTGCTATGGATATGGCAAAGGCCACCGACCGCCGCGCCCGCCTTCATCGTGCCTTGGACTCTGTATTGGACGCGCGGAGGGGAAGGGCGAGGGACGCCGTCTCCGATGAGCAGCGCCTGAAGAATATCGACAGCACGATCGTCTATCTGAAATCCAAGTTGAAGAAGCCTCAAGGTTATTACGAGAGGGTCGACACTCTGAAGGATATTCGCGGCTGGGAAGAAGACCGCGAGGCGGTGCTGAGGCGGCTTGCCGGTAAATCGAAAAAGATCGGTTCTATCGTTCAGGACGCTGGCGGTGTGTTTGGTGGTACTGAAGTGTTCCAACTTCGCGATGGTTGGCATTTGATCTTCAAAGGCGCGGTAGCTAGCGCCAGTTGGGCGGACAAAGGCGCCGCTGAAGCGCAGCTTGATCTTCTGAAGAAAGGTTACTCAATACTAACGCCTGGTGGTGGTATCAAACACGTTGGTGTGGCGAGGGACGCCGCCGAACCAACGGTACGGGAGATGCGCAACAGACTTTTTAGTCTGCAGGATCAAAGTGTTGCCGTTAGGCAGGTGCTGCCTGCTTATACGAAGTACACGATCTCGTCGAGCGAGACCGTGGAGCAGATGCGTCATCGCTTGTTCAATCTTGAACCGCAAGATGCGCCGTACTCAAAAGCGAAGGACGCCGTCCCCGCCGACTGCTTCGACTGCGGCGTGCTGCCGGTCTAACTTCCCATGCCCTCCCCTCCAAGGTTCGGCCCCACGCAGCGGCTCCAGCGCGCCTACGCTCGCGGGATCAACGCCATCGTCCGTCGCGTATTGCCACCCATTGGCGCCGGGCAAACGTTAGAGGGCTGGCTTCAGGAGTTGGCTGAGCGCACGCAGCACGCTGACGTTCAAGAGGCTAGCGAACTGTTGGCGCGCCGCATGGTGAATTGGCAGGATATCAAGAACGCGCGTACTTGGCGCGAAGCGGCGGCCCGTAGTCAACAGTCCAGGCAGCTCTACGCTCTGCTTCAGCGTGAGATGGCGGGGCCGGTGGGTCTGCGCGTTCAACGATTGATTGCCGACAACGCAAGGTACATTTCCTCAGTACCGCTGGAGGCGGCTCGTACGCTGGTTGATGAAGTGCGTAAGGCTCAGCAGGCCGGGGCGCGGCCCGGTACCGTCAGTAAGATGATGCGGCAGCGGTTTTCTGAATTGCTTAGTAGCCGCATTCATCTTATCAGTCGTACGGAGACGGCTAAGGCCAGCACGGCGCTTACCCAGGCGCGCTGTGAAGAGCTCAACATCGATTGGTACGTATGGCTCAGTAGTAAGGACGCTCGCGTACGGCACAGCCACGCAAAGATGAACGGCGTATTGACACCGTGGTCGGAGCCGCCCGCGCCAGACACGCTGTTCCCGGTAGGCCAGGGCCGCAGCACGTTGGGTCACTATCACGCTGGTGACTGCCCCAATTGTCGGTGTACCCAGCGCGTAGTACTCACGCTTGATGATGCCAAATTTCCAGCGCGCGTGTATTGGCACGGGGCTGTGCATCACATGAATAAGCAGCAATTCCGTCAGATCGCCGTAAGCCTGGAACGGCGCGCGGCGTAACGCAGCACTTATAAAAGGAGAAACAACGTCATGCGGAAGCGCATTCTCGCAATCCTGGCGGTGGCCCTCATGGTGCTGCCCCTCGCCCTTCATGCTCAGTATCCACCTCAGGCTGAGACCGTCTACGCGCAAAACACAGTTGTTACCGGGTCATGTGCCAGCTTACAGGGCTTGCCGCCCTTGATGGTGGTGTACACTTCGACCAACACGTCAGGTATCTATCAGTGCCACAATGGCACCTGGGCACAGATTGGCAGCGTTACCGGTGTGCAGCTGGCCAACGTCAACGCCTTTACCAACTACAACTCGGTGACGCGCACGGACTCGTCCACGACCATCTCGGCGGCTGACCGGCTGTTTCAGTCCAACCTTACGTTGAGCGGTGCCACCATCGCAGCGGGATCGAACCCAATCACTGGCGTGCGTGGCTCGGTTACCGTCAACAGTGGCAGCGCGTTGAACTCCGGCTACGTCTACGGCACCCAGGGCAAGGTCATCCTGGATGGGGCCACGGTCGCGGTTGGCAGCGCTCATGTGGCTGGCATCTACGGCCAGATGTCAGCCAGCGGTACCACGGTTACCAGCGGCCACGTCGCCATCGGTATCTTATCTGGTCAGAACCTGCCGGCGTCAAGCAACATTGATGGCCTGTACTTGGAGTCCGGTACCGGGCCGGTGAACTCCATCGTTAAGGCGATCTTCAATTCCAACTTGGTTTTTGACTTCAGCATGCAGTCAGGACCGGGTTTTGCGAAGACCACGGTCGGGACCGGCGCTGGGCAGTGCGCGCAAGCCGGGCTGACGGCGGCAAAGGCCATCCCGGTAAAGATTGACGGCACCAGTTACTGGATCCCACTCTGCACAGCGCTTTGAAAGGTTGACAGCCAATGATGAAGATGGCAAGGGTCATCATCGTTCTTTTCATCTTAGTAGTCACGCTGAGCGCGCAGCAAGCTAAAAAGCCTGCTGCTGCGCCCGTAGCCGCCAACGCCACAGTGCCCGCTGTTAACGTTAAGCCAGCGTTGACTATGGAGCAATTGCAGGCGCGCTTAAATGACTTACAACAAGCGCGTGATCAGGCTGTTGCCAACCTTAACGTCCTGATTGGGCGCATCAATGAGTGCCAGGACATGATCCAGACGCTTACGCCGCAACCGAAGAAAGCTGATAGCAAGCCGCCTGCCGCCAAACCCTGATGAACCTACGCCGTCATTCTGATGTCATGTCAGTTGAGCGGCGCAGGGTAGTGGTGCGGGCAACGGACGTGCTAGTGGTCAACGGCTACGAGCTGGATGCCGCTATACTTTTGGGTCTGCTTAATCCCGATAAGCGCGTATTGTGGGGGTTCGTGCGTGGCCCGGAAGGCAGCATTCAGCCCGTAGCCTACAGTGAGCGACAATTGATTTGGATTGCGGAGTCAGACTTAGAGCGCAAAGATGAAGGAGGGCAGCATGCGTAAGATTAGACAGCCGCGTGCTGTCGGAGATGGGCGTACGGCGCCGCCACCCAGTAAGCGCACTAGGCCGACATTTACTGAGTCATCACTTGGTATTCAGGGTCGGGTATCGGCGCAGGCTATGGACTTCTTTGCCAACCTCGCAGCGCGCACGGGGTTTGGCAGCTCCAACTTAGTTGAGAGCGCCGAGTATCCGCTGGTACGGGTCACCTATAACTACTGGCAGCTGATCTCGTTGTATGAGGGCGGTTGGATACCGCGTCGCATCGTCGACGTGCCGGCGCAAGACATGGTGCGGGCTTGGCCCACGCTGACCAGCGACATTGCGCCGGAGGATCTGGCCCGCGTCGATCGTGCCCTTCGTCGTACTAATGCTAAGAACCAGCTGCTTACCGCGATGATCTGGGGCCGGCTCTTTGGCGGTGCTGGGGCGTTGATGGTGATCAAGGGTCACGAGAATAAGCTTGACGAACCACTTGATCTGGACGACGTCGAGGTAGGTAGCTTCCTCGGCCTATGTCCCTTCGACCGGTGGTCGGGTATCTATCCGGGCACCAAGATCTGTACTGATGTGAACAAGCCGCTGGACTTCAACCTGCCCGAAGATTACGAGGTGCGGGCTAGCGGTGGGGCCAGTTTCCGGGTTCACGCCAGTCGCATCCTGAGGTTCACCGGCCCCACGATGCCTACGCCGGAGCGTGAGGCCTACTCGATGTGGGGCATCTCGGTGATCGAGCCTGTGCTCCAAGAACTGAAGAAGCGAGACAACGTCAGTTGGAACATCGCCAATCTCACGTTCCGGGCCAACATCCTGGGCATGAAGTTCCCGGACCTGGCAGCGCTGCTTTCCGGGTTGGGCATGCCTAACCAGGCGAGTCAGAAGTTTGAGCAACAAATGGCTGCGCTCAATCATCTCATCTCCAACCAGTCCTTGGTGCCACTGCCTGAAAACGGTTCGATTGAGTCGACGCAGTATTCCTTCGCCGGCCTGGGCGAGATCTACACCCAGTTCTGTCTGGACATTTCCGGTGCGGCCCAGATCCCGGTCAGCCGGCTTTGGGGCCGGACCATCACGGGCTTGGGCCAGTCTGGTGATGGCGACGAAAAGATCTACGTTGAGCGCATCGCCACGGATCAGGACGCCTACCTACGGCCACAACTGGAAAAGTTATTCCCGATCCTTTGCGCCTCGGAGCTTGGCGAGGTGCCGGACGACCTTGACTTGAACTTTCCGTCCCTGGCTGTGCCTGATGACAAGGACAAGGCTGAGTTAGCTAAGAGCGTAACTGATACCGTTATCGTGGCACTCAATGCTGGGCTGATCAGTCCACAAACTGGCGCCAAAGAGCTTAAGCAAACCAGCCCTAAGACCGGCGTGTTTACCAACATTACAGATGCTGGGATTGAGCAGCTGAGTGACCAGCCGCAGAGTGAGGGTGAGGTAGGTGAGGGGCTATTCGGTGGTGCTGGTAGTGGAGGCTTAAACCCGGCAGGTTCACCCGCCAAGGTGCTGAAGGAAGAGAACCGTGCTGGGAAGGAACGACAACAGGCTGCACCACAGCGCGAAGACGGTTTGAAGCCGGTTGACGTTGACGAAGATGAGTCAGCCGCGGATACGCATACCTACCGCCGTGGTGATGGCGTCCTGAGTGAGAACTACCTTTACAATCTTGCGCGCGCTGCTGATCGAGGCAACGGCAATGGGCACCGAGCGCGCAGTGTTGCGCATGACGAGGACGGTCCTCAACAGGGCGTGTATCACGTTCATGGCTTGACCATTCAGATTGAGACGCCCAAGGGTTTTTCGCGTCACGGTCGTACCGCTGACGGTGAGCCTTGGCGGGTGGTTATGCCCGCCGACTACGGTTACCTGGAGAATCAGCCCGGCGCCGATGGCAACAGCCTTGACGTCTACGTGGGGCCAGACCCGCAAGGTGCGCAGTACGTGTTCCTCTTCGACCAGCGCCACCTCCCGCCAAAGCATGGTTTCGACGAGACTAAGGCGATGCTGGGATTCACTTGCCAAAAGGACGCGCTGGCTGCGTACGATGCTGGGCATCATCGTGCCAAGGACGTGCTGATGGATTGGACCAGCATGCCCGTCGAAGACTTTAAGATGTGGCTGGCGGCGCGGGACCCAGCCCTGCCGGCGTGTGAGGAAGCGGCCTCGGTAGCTGCGACGGCCTATGACCGCCGTTAGCGTGGTGTGGCATCCCTGGCCGGCGGAAAGGCCGGAAAGCGAGGGCCGGTATCTGACGCGGTTGTGGCCACCAGCTGGTGAGAATGACGTCGAGGCTGAGTACACGTTCGATGATGGTGGAACCTGGACGATGATGTGCGATGATCGTCTCATCGCTAGGTTACCAGTGGTATGGTGGGCTGACCCGTTGGAGTGTGTGCGGTGACTGAACAAGCTAAGACTACGCTATGGTTTGTGCTTCTGGGTATCTTGGCCACACTGTTTGTGATGTGGATCGCTGGTGACCTTTCATGATCGTCGTAAGGAACCGTTCCACTCAGTTGCTGATTCTTTGGTTCGTCGGTGGTGTGGTGATGGCGATGCTTTTGCTCTTGGGGGCGAGATGACAATAAACCTTTAACGCGAAGTGGTGTCTACAGCGTAAAGTTGAGGGATAGGGTAGCTCCCGATAAGCGCGGAATTCATTCGCTGCGCTTCCCTCAATCAACGTAGGGTGATTGCGTAAGGATGAAACGCCGTGAATAAGAAGAAAGACCGCGTTGGGTTTATTTACATCTTGGTTTGTCTTGTAAATGGCAAAGGTTACGTTGGGCAGACAATTAAGCCATATGTCAAAATGCGATGGGCTGAGCATGTAAAAGCGGCGTTGAGTGGAAACAGAAGACCGCTTTATACGGCTATGCGAAAATATGGTTTTCATAATTTTGTTGGTCACGTATTACACGTTTGCGTAGAGTCAAAGTTAAATGCAGCGGAAATGCAATTCGTAAAGCGATGTGATACGTTCATCGATGATGGTTGGGGTTACAACCTTACTACTGGTGGCAACTGCTTCAGGCTGTCTAGGCGTTCGATTAAGAAAATACGTAGCTCTCTGATTAGGTACTACTCACAGAATCCTGAACATCGTCTCGCTATTGGGGCGCAGAGTTCTGCGCGAATGTCTGACGCTGTGGTGCGTGCCCACCTATCGAAGGTTGTGTCGGAAAGTTACGATGCGGCGAAACGTGAGAAGATGTCAAAACTTAAACGGCGCCAGTTCGCCAGTGATCCGTCCATAGCGCAGAGACTTTCTGAGAAGGCGACGAAGCAGTGGTCTAGCAAAGCGGCACGAAAGGCGAAGTCAAAAGTTTCTAAGCTAGGGTGGGCTGTAAGGCGTAAAAACGGTACCGATCGATATACACTAGAAGCGCGTCGTAATATGACATGCGCGCAATTGAAACGATTTAAGGACCCGCTGGAATGCAAGAAGATTTCAGACGGTCAATTGCGTAGATATAGAAGTTCAAAGGCGCACAGTGTATCTTCTGCGGCGCAGTATAGACGTTTTGCTGAGCAACCTATGAGTGCCGCGACTAACGCAAAGATAGCCGCGCGAACTAAGTGGAACTGGGCGCACAATCCTGAGTTTCGCGCACGTATATTAGAAGTTCTGCGTAATAGGCCGTCTGATTCGGAGAAAACGCGCGCACAACGATCTAGAACGTTGAAAGCGACCTGGGCACGTAGAAAGGCGGCGGCTTGATTCCTGTTTATCAAACGCGAATTGGCAAGACTGGTAATTGTCTGGCCGCCTGTCTAGCCTCCATCTGCGAGACATCATTACCTGAGTTTGGGTTGGCGTCTGATCTTGAATATGACCAGCGTATGACGGCTTGGTTGGCGAAGCGTGGTTTGCGGTACCAACAGGTACCAGTCGATGACGTGAATCCAGTGGGGTGGACGACGATAGA